CAGCAGCAGCAATCTCTCCCGCTTCTCCTGGTTTTGTCTGTCCGTTTTGTTCAGCAGTTGTTGGTTCTGCTGGTTGATCTCCGTTACGTTTCTTACTAGACTCCATTGGAGCCTGTGTATTTGGATTGATGTCTGGTCTGAGAAACGTAGTAAATGACTTACAAGTATCTCCTGGCGATGGATCTTTTTCAACATTAGTTTTTTGTGTGGCACCAGCAGTATGACCAACAGATCCCATGATGATAGGTTTCTGTCTATCATTATCAAGATAAAATCCTACTACCCAGTTACCTTGGTTAAGAGAAACAGAAGCACCAGTAGTACCACCATCGCTGAATGGCGTGGTGACAGGCATCATTACATTTGCCCATGGTAGTTCAGATGTAGGTGTAGAATCACAATCTTTTAGGTGCTGTCCTACAATACGTACTTGATATCTACCAGATTTTTTGGGGTCTTTTCCCTTCTCAGACTCTACCTGTCCGATCCACCATGAGAATCCATCGGCACCGATCTGATGTACTGGGAATAGTGAGGATAATGCTGGATCCATATCACCTTACGTTACTACTTTCATCTTTCATACCATAAATGTCTCGTATCAATTCAAGCCTTGTGACACAGACACTACTATTTAGGAAGACATTGTTATGTGATAGAGCAGAAATTAAATATGTACCACTATTTTCTCTATCAAATGGTTCTTCTTCACGTAGCTTTCCAGATGCCATGTTGGGTAGCATGACTTTAATCTTATCACCAACAGATAGTTCCATGTTACCAGGGATTTCAATCTCTAGTTTTTGATTCTCCATAAAGTATCTTCTGGCAATACTTTGTGACAACCAATGCTTCTGATAATCTGGATAGTTTGATCCATTTCCTGCTGGGTTATCTCTTTCTTCATTAGAACCAGAGGTGTCTTTACTATGCCATGTTTCGTGGTCAACTAGAACTGTCATGATTCTACTAGGATTGATAGACAATTCTTCCTGTGTCTTTCCTAGTTTGGATTGACTACCAAGGTGAGCCATGCCATCAAAGTTTTCTTGAAGATTATATTTAAATTCTTCGTAGTATCCTGTTGAAAAATTGTATGCTACTAAGTGAGAAGCAAACGTACCACTCCTCATTTGATCAATTAAATCAATCTCATTAGTAAATCCATACTCCTCAATTGTATAGCGATTTGGGTTGTCGTTGTTTGGTTGAACTGTGTAGGTAGCAACTTCAGTATCACCCTTAAAGTTATCACTGCCAGTGCTATAATAGTAGTCAATTGACTTAAAATTAAATCCGTCTCTATTTTCAAAGAAAAGATAACCTGCTGTACCAGATGATGTTTTTGTATCTCCAGACACATCTGATTGTCCACCAGTCGTTGTCTTTGCTACACTGGTAGCACTCTTGCTAGATGTATTAGGCAGTGCTTTCTGTGAAATAGATTGGATAATACTATGTGCTTTTTTTCCGTTAGGATAAAAGTTAAGTTGGTACTTAGAAGTTTCTGTAAGAATTTCTTTCTCTGTCTTCAAGTATTCCATTAATATTTTTTTGACAATAGCATCTGGTGTTCCACTAAGTTTTTTATTTAATCGTACACCTTCATTGTATAGTGCTTCTTTAGAGATGAGTGCTAGGTTATATGTCTGTAATCCTTTACTAAATGTTCTGTTGTATACTTTCCAGACATGTAAATCATATACATATTCATTTTCTTCTACGTCTAAGATTGTAATAACTACTCTTTCTCCACCCTGAATAGGCAAGGTAGAAATAAAGTTATTTCCCGAGTCAGCAACGTTCATTACACCACTGACAAATGGTTTAAAAATTCCTTCGTAGTACGCGAAACCAGTAACAGCAGAAGTCAAATTATACTGTCCTCCATCTACATCATAGATGTAACAGGTTTTTATTTCAACTGACTTTATATTTTTGTTTGCCATTAGGGTCTAAACCAGAACGATGTATCTATACCAGTAGGATCAGTAGTACCAACAGAAAGACTTAATCCTGTTGGTTTTACCTGTTGTTTTTGTTGTGCCTGTTGTCTTTGTTGTTGTGCTAATAACACAGCACTTAAATCAGGTGCTGCTGCTCTCATCTCTGGCGTCACTGTTAGACCTGTTGTTGATCTACTAGGAGTTTGAGTACTTGGATTTGATGCCCCAGGTAGAGCAACTGGTTGTTGTTGAGTAGCAACTTGGGGAGCAGTAGAACTTTCTATTGAGTTAGCAGATCCAGCAGCACCATGGGCAAGTCTGACGTTGGTGCCAATAATACGTGCTGTTCTTCCACTACCACCATTAATATCTTGAGTGACGTTAGTAACTTTAAGTGGAAACTTCAGTCTCATGTTGCCGTCAGGAGACTGTTCTTGCATATCAATACCACCCTGAGTTCTTCCAGGTTGGGTGTGTGCTTGCTGTTCAGCAGCAATTTGAGCATCAAGATTATCAGGAGTCGCCCACTGGTTTATGTTACCAAACCAGATTTTTGATCCTCTATTCAACATCATTGTTGCTGCTGTCTTGGCTACTGCTCTAGAGTCTGCCCATCCAGCAGGATCATTAGATGGAGGAGTTAAATGATAGTGTGTGGCATATCCCCTATTAGTATTCTGTCCACCTTCACTACCTAAACCAGAACCACCTTGAATAAATCCCCCAGGACCATTAGGATCTTGTGCCTGAATAGTTTCTCCTGCTCTCATGCTGGCACCAAGATCAGCACCACCAGCACCAGGGGGAGTAGTACCAGGACCAGTGCTCTTATTCTTAAACATTCCTTTTAGTTTCTCAAGGAATCCACCATTATCCATGCCATTCTGCATCGGATCTATTGTAGCAGCCTGTGCTGGAGCTCCAAATAATCCACCAAGAACTGTTGCTGGAAGTCCAAACATACCAGCAACAGGAGCAGCAATCTGTTTGATTGGTCCCTTTAACATGCTACCAAGACCACCCAATTTATCCATCACATTATTGAGTGCTGTCAATAGTAAACCACCACCAACTTGTGTTGGTAGTTGCATAACTTTTGTCATTGGGTCTGCTTCTTTAGAACCAGGCATCCCTTCACCTGCTTTCTGGAACATCTTGCCCAAAGAGTTGTTTCTATTAAGTGGGATGACGCTAGATCCAGGGCTTAATTTAGTTCGAGTAGGTCTATCTGTTATGAAAGAACCCGCTGCCATCTTTGTGGGTTTCTCACTAGTATCATTAGGAGGTACAACGCCACCTTTATTTAATGGAGTTGGAGTTGTTGGTGCTGATGGCATCCTAGGAGTAAACCCACCACCTCCGAACATACCTCCACGATCACCAGCACCCTTCGCTGCCCACGGAGAAGGAGAGTTCATCGGTTGTGGACCGATTGGTTTAGTATATTGAGTTGCTCCTTTTCCTGGTCCTCCACCCTTCTTAGGTCCAAACATTCTAAATAATCCACCAACACCTTTCATTAAAGTGCCTAGGATTCCACCACCTTTTCCACCCTTCTCCTTATCCTGCTCTTCTAATGTTTCTGTATCTCCCTCTCTAGCAACATCAACTTGTCCCGCCAAAGAAGATTGTTCTGATGCTACCTTAGCATCTTGCTCTTTATCTAATTCAATCTCAACCTTTTCTTTTTCAATTTGATTTTCAGTTTCTTTTAATTCGTTATCTTTATTAAAGTATTGTTTAAAACTTTCTAGGACGCTGTTTATCCTAGACAATTCTAAATTCGTTTTACCTTTTTCCTCTACATTCTTTTGTTCTTCACTACCAATAGCGTTAACTCTAGAGGAAAGAGTATTGTACTGAGATTTAATAATCTCCAATAATTTTTCTAAAGATCCTTGCTGTGGAGTTGGTGTTTGAGCATTACCATCCCCATAATCCATGGGACCTAGATCATCACTAGCAACTGGCGCTGCTGGTGCTGCTGGTGCTGATGCTGGACGTGCTGCTTTATCTAGTAGAGCAGAAAATCTTTGTTCTTTTGTGAGTGACGGATCCTGTGTGTCGTCTGGATTTTTAGAGAAAGTTCCTTTTGTTCTACGTAATCTATCTCCACCAAACTCAGACATCATCGCCTTGGTAAAGAAAGAATTTTTAATTCCCTTCAGTCCTGGTTGTTTTCTTTCTGCATCCTGTGCTTCTAGTTGTCCTAACCTAACTATATCTTCTTGAGTTGCTTTACCACTAGCATCTTTCTCTTTTAATAATTCAATTTCTTTTTCACGTGCTTTTCTTTCTTCAGCAGACATTGCAAGAGAATTCTTGACCTTACCAGCAATTAATGCTCCTATATTAAGATCGCCACGGGCGTCTTGTGCTGTTGATAAGCTGGCTGCCATTGAAGATACCTACCTGTCTATATTTATTGTGCTAATCTCAACATCTGAAGTTGTGTAAGAGAAGTTCCTGGCAGTGTCATAAATGGACTACCCAATGTAAATGGCGCTGGCGGTGGTTGTGGTGCTGCTGGGGCAGGATTTAACAGCGGCAATAAAGAAACTCCCGTGCTTCCAGTATTAGGTTGTTGAGCTCGTGGTGTGATAGGTGGGGTCGTCGGTAGAGAAGGAGCAGCAGGTGGAGCGCCTGGTGGAGTAGTGGTGGGGGTAGAAACTCCACTATCAGTTATACCAAACTCTTGTTTCTTTCGTTGGATACGTTGTCCCATTTCTGCCATAGTAATCTGACCATCGTTATTAGTATCTAAAGGGCGGTTACTATTATAAGCAGCAGATCCAGCACTGTATAATGCTTCATGATCTTGTTTGTTAGCATAAGCAGGAGCAAATACAACACTATACAATTGACCAGCAGTGGGATTATCAGGGAAGTATCCAGCACTTTTCCAGTGATCAAAATACTTCTCAACATATGTCATCTGCTGAGCTCTAGTCATTCCTTTGAGTGCTGCCTGAGTTGTACCAACTGCTCTAGCACTATCTCTACTGAACTGAATCAATCCAACGTGTGTACCGTTGTCTGATGCTGGGTTGAATCCAGATTCAGATGCCATCAGTCCTAGTAAATCACCCTCTTTAATGCCAAATTTTCTACAAACTCTAGTAACTTCTGCTAAGAACTCGGTATCATTGCCAATCAATTGAGCAGCAGAACCAGATAATGTAGCACCTTGGAAACCACCAGCAGCGCCAGGAGAAAGTCCCCCTTTCCCACTAAACAATTTAGAAAATGTATCTAAAACATTTTGACCAAACCCACCTATTCCGCCACCAATAGCACCCATTATATCATCAGATGGTTCTTCAATAGTTCCTCCGCCACCAATTTCTAATGATGCTGGCAAGACTGGTAACTTTAATTGTTTAGCAATAGGATCTGTAATCTGACGTACCATATTTTCTACTGGATCTGCCCAAGTACCAGCACGTTTTGTTAATTCTCTCATAGAAACAATCATAGGTGCTAGTGATTGTAGTGGGTTCATACCACCAGGACCATTAGTAACTAACTCTGGTCCCGCTTCACCAACCATAGCATTTACACCACCATCAGCAAGTTTTACAGTGCCACCTTCTGACATATTTCTACGAGACCAAGGAGCATCAGGACTTGGCATGTATCCTTTAGCTGCTGCTTCCCTTCGTTTCTGAATCTCTGCGTCATCAGAAGCTTTTTGTTTGTCCATTGCTTCTTTATCAGCAGCAGTAAATTCTCTACCAGTGATAGCATTAAAAATATCATACACGAATAGACCAGTATCAGCAGCAATAGATACTGCTTCGGCAATTGCTGGAGCAGCAGCACCAACACCACTAACTGCAGCAGGAGAAGTGGCGACCGTAACCAGTCCAGCAGTGCCACCAATACCAGCAAGCCATGCTCCCACAGCATCACCTCTAGATGCTCTATCAGCAGCATCAGCAGCACTAACAGCAGATCCAGCAACAGGAACCATTCTTCCACCATATTTACTCGATGCTATTGCTATTCTTTTAGCAACAGGAGAATTTTTCACAAAAGCAAGTCCTCTGCTGCCATATCGTATAGCATCATCACCAAATGTTCTGCCAAATCTTGATACCCCGTCAATAACATCATCAGCCCATTGTCTAGAAGATTTTAAAGCATTACTACCAGCTTGTCTGGTATTTTTGGCAAGGTTATCACCCCATTGTGTAATACCTTTCCAAGCATTATCACCCCATTGTCTAGCGCCTTTAACAGCATTATCCCCCCACTGTGTAGCACCTTTAATAGCATCATCGGTCCATTGTTTAGCACCTTGGAAGGGTTTGTTCTTTTTCATCCAGTTGTCAATTCCTTTGACCCCTGGTATTTTTTTTAATTTTTGTGCTGCTAGTCTTCTGATTGCTTGAAAAGTTTTCCTAGGATTTCTAATTCTTCTCAACCATTTACCAGCAGTTCTCTTCAAATTTTTTAACCAACTTCCTAATCTAAAACCACCACCGCCACCACCATCATCTTCTTTCTTGCCTTCTTCTTCTTTTTCAATTTCTCTAACACTAGCAGTGTCTTCCGTGCCTTCTATTGCTGCTTCTTCAGCAGCCATCTCAGCATCATTAGCAGCATCTCTAGCAATCTTTGCTTGCTCTTTCTTAGAACTGTTAATGTCTTTCTGAAGTTTGTTACCTTTCTTTAGTGCTTCACGAATTTCTTCTACAGTTTTGTCAAACTCCTTAGTTGTTTCTGAAGAATCAGGAGATTCTTTTTTGATACTAATTACATTTTTTAATCTTTCATCAAGTTTTTGAAACTCTTTTGTTAGACGTTGAAAATTATTACCCTTTCCTACTGGGCGAATAGTTCTTGTTCCAAATAACCCAGAAGTATATCTCTGTTGCTTAGACAGTGAGGGATCTAGAGTAGCATCAGGACTCTTGGCAAATGTACCTCTAACTCTGGCAATTTTATCGCCACCAAACTCAAATCCTAATGCTCTGGTAGCATAGAATCCTTTCTCTTGCTCAGGTAGCCCTTGCTCTTGTGCCATTCTTCTGGCATCAGCAGCACGACCTAGGGCACTCTTGATTTTATTAAAACCATACTTACCTAAGTTTTCAAATGGTTTTACATTACCTTTTTCTTTGTAATTAGATTTAAACTTAGCAGGTTTAACTTTCTTTTTTATCTTGACAAGAGATTCTTTCTGCTTCCTCTGTTTTGGTGGAGCAGGAGCAGGAGGATTTTGTATAGAATCAACTACATCATCTAGACGCCTATCAAATGCCTCTGCCATTCTAGTGGCAACAGATTTTTTAGGAGGACCGATAGGTCTTGCCTTCATTACACCACTTCTACGTGGTAACCTAATCCTCTTAGGTGCTTCTAATTTTTTCTTTGGTTCTGGTTCAAATGGAGCTTCAATCTTAACGACGATTGGTTCATCAACCGTCTTCTGCTCTACTTCTACAACCTCAATTTCTACAGGAATATTCTCTGGTTCCTGTGTGGTCTTAGGAGTATCAACTAAGTACCTATCAATAATCCACTCTTGATATTCTCTTTCTGCTTCGCCACTGGTGCTACCAGTTTGAAGCATAGGATATCCATCCTCATCCTGCTTCATGTTGGCGATAATCTTATCAGCATCGCTGCTAGATATTTTCCTATCATGCATAGGAAAGTATCCAGTACCACTGTCGTCTTTACCGCCAATCAGTTTTGCTTTAAGACGATTGAAGATACGATCCTTCTGACCACCACCAGGCACACCACTTCTATACCATTCTACTGATGCTGGTGCTGGTAGGGTGAACTTCATCGCTGTGCTGCTTTCCTAGCTTCTTCTTGTTCTTTAATGTAAGCGTTCAGAAGGGAAATGTACACTGTCCTCTCCCACGGCATCATATTTTCAATCTCTGTCAATGAGTATTTATGGTGCTGCATAAGAGAGAAGTTTGTTCTATAATAATTTTCTAAAGTATTATAGAACATGCTTACCCGAAAAAAGACTGTAATCCCTCCAACGTATACGTAGATTTTACCCCAGTGTTAGGATTTACGATATCGATTTCATGTCTAAGAACAGGCATGGTCTCAAAAAAGTTTTGAATTAATTCAAATTGTTTCTGAGTCATACCCTCAAGAAATTCAACAACTTCTTGTATTTTCATGTCTGATGCTTCCCACACTTCTTCTCCTTGGAACACCTGATCGACACACTTGGCAACCAATTCAAAAATCTCAGAAGTATCATTAATATCTTTGTTCAGTAAAGTCAGATTAATAAACTGATCAACACCAGGATATTTCATAACAATACCAACATCTTCATTGAGCATAATCTTATTGGTATGACCTTCTGGTTTGAACACATTAATACTATCAACATCAATACTAACATCAACAGTTGTCGTACCATCATCAGTACAGGTAACTTTCATTTTAATATCTTCGCCAGCTGATGCTCCCCTAATTTTTAAGAACAAATATTCTAAATCAAAAGAAGCAAGATTCTCAATCTTAACACCTCTTGTCAAGATACAAGACTTAAGAATAGATTTTACAGCAGACTCTACTTCTTTTTCATCGTCAGACTCTGTAGCAAGCAGTAATACTTTTTCTTCCTTAACTAGAAATGGTCTGTACTTAATAGTTTTTCCAGTAGAGGGTAATGCCGTTTCGTATGTAGGCACTGACAAAGATGGTAATGGCATAACGAGTTATGATATGGTTTAAATATTTATCCAGTCATCTTACGGACATCATTATAAATGATTTTATACTTACTATAATAAAAGTTAGCAGTTACTTTTGTAATCTGTGAGGCACCGTAGGATAATGGAACAGCATCAATAGCATAAGGAAAACAATCCATCAAAGTATACAGCATCGATGGTCTACCATTAGGAGATGACTTTCCTTTTTCAGATTTTGTGATAAGAATATTACATTGATACTCATCAGGATACCTAAGACGAATAAAGTTTTCTGGATTATTTCTCTCTCCATTCAACTCAGATCCTTTCATAGAAGTCAATGATTTCCCCGACCCAGCAAAAATATTTCCGCTTCCAGCAACCTCACTACCTGCTGTACCATAGATATTCTGACCCCCGCTCAAATTATATTCACCAAAGATAAAAGTATGCCAAGCATTTAGAAACTTAAGTGGGGTCATATTAGCATCACACATCCACCCCAGTTGGAAGTCTGTGTACAGTTTACTATGAGCATAGTTTACGGAACCTTCACCCATTCTTCTTCCAGTGTAAGTTCCTGTTGCTGCCTGTACGTTTGGAAGTTGTGCTTCTTCACAGAACATTTTAAGAACATCTGCTACCTTGGCAGGATTAGATGAATCATCTTTGTCTGATGGTGCTTGATCAAAATCAATACCCATTCTTTTCAGATGAGATTTCAAGTCGCTATTACTATCTTTCCATTCAAACTGTACATCAAAATTATTACTCATTGACATACCGCCTTGCTTGACGATAGTATCCATGAATATTCCTAAGCTCTTGGTTGATGCCACGCTAAATAAAAATAGTTGGTCCAACTATATTTATCATGGCATATTCAGGTGTTTATAAACCAACTAACCCACAAAAGTATAAAGGGAATCCAACCAGGATAATCTATCGCTCAATGTGGGAAAGAAAGTTTATGTATTTCTGTGATCATAATGAGAGTATTGTGGAGTGGGGTAGCGAAGAGGTAGTCATAC